GCTTTATAAGCATAATTAAAACAAAGGGAAAATAAAATGGAAGAAATAAAACTATACGAAGGCAAAGAAACTTTATTCTTTGAACCAATAAAGCATCAATACTTTTGGAATGATGAATTGTTACCAAGTGCAACTACAATCACAAAACTTTTAACTCCAGCACAAGTAATAGGAAATTGGACTGCAAAGATTTGTGCAGAAGAATTTAAGAAGCTTATTAAAGCTGGTGTTACTTATGATGAGATTGAATTGGTACAGTATTACGATCAGATTAAAAAATCTGCTAATACAAATATGGGAGTAGCAGGTTTAATTGGAACAGAAGTCCATAACCTTATTGAAGATTATATTCATAAGGGTATTGCCCCTGAGATACATAACCCTGAAATCAAAAAGTCTTTTGGTAAGTTTAAAGAATGGTTTGATGCACAAGAGGGTTTAGAAATTGTATTTACTGAACGCAAGGTGCTTAGTCGTATTCATAAATTTACTGGTACTCTTGATGCTGTATTTAAAAACAAATCAGGAGAACATATTATCTATGATTGGAAATCCAGTTCAGGAATAAGAGATTCTATGTTAGTGCAAATTTATCTTTATAAGATTTGTGTTAAAGAAGAATTAGGTATTGATGTAAAAAAAGGCATCATAGTTAATTGCACAAAAGAAGGTAAACTAAATATTAAGGAATTTCCAATAAACGAAATGCAGGAACAAGTGGCGATCTCCTGCTTAAATATGTATCGCTACCTAAACCAAAAAGGAGAAAAATAATATGCCTAATATACAAGGGAAAATAACTTACCTATATGATAACAGAAATGGTAAAGACGGAACACCATCAAAGTTTCCTAACTTTAAATTTAAGATAGCTGACCAAGAGATCGTATTATGGAGTAATTCAAAACCTGATTTCCTTAATAAAGATTCTTTGGTAAGTGTAACATTTGGACACTCTAAGAAGAATGGTTCAGCTTATGTTGTTACTGACCAAGTAACTAAAAAGCCATTGATACAAGCTTTGGTTTCTACACCACCTAAACCAGATACAAGTTTTAATCCTGAGGAATTAGAAGCTGAATTTAACTCAGCAGTTACTTCTTTTGCTAAAGAACTTGATGCTACTGTTACTATTGAACCAGTAAAGCATTTCAATAAAGATGAATATATGTTTGTAATGGCATTGGCTAAATCTATTATTGAATCTGGCAAAGTTAATGTTAATAAGGAAGAAGTTGATTTGTTGATTAAGGATTTAAAATTCTTATTTAAAGTTAATTTTGGTAACTAGAAATTCTTATGCAAGGGGGTTTTTTTGGAATCAATCCAAGAAGTCAAAATTCCCTTTACCCCTTGCATATTCATAGTTGCATAATGTTATAAAAAATATATAGTTATAAATGACAGTAATTAAGGAAAAAACAGTTGAAATTACTGGTATTGCGATAGAACAATTTTTAACAGTAGAAGATGCTCTATCAAATAAGGAAGGTAAATTGTTAGATTTCAGAACCATAAATATAAAAATGATTTCTAGCAAAATAAAACTAGAAAATGATGCTACAACAACAAGTAGTTCAGAAGCTAAGAGATCGGGAGAGAAAATTGCTTGATCTTGAATTAGAATATAAAGTTAAACTTGATAAGGCAAAAAGACTTAGAGAGTTTGTAAATTCTAAAATAGCTTTTAACTTTGAAAAATTACTAGGGTAACTTAGTAACACAACTATAAACTGTAAAGGAAGGTATGCACGATCTGTCTCTAAAAAACCCTGACGATATAAAAGCAGAACTGGACTCTTGTTCAGAAGAACTTGCTAATTCATTATATGAATTTAGAAGATGCGAAGAATTTAAGAAGATAACTTTTAGCCAAATTACTTTAACTAATAAAATGGAAAAGAACTGTTCAGTAGCAGAAGCAGAAAAGTGGGCTTATTGCGATAAGAATTACACAATCATAATTGAAGGGTTATTAGTTGCTGAAAAAAACTATTCTATTGCTAAAGGCAAGTATGCTAACTTACAAAGCTGGGTTGATCTTTATAGATCATGGCTTGTAACTCAAAGAGATTTGAGTAGATAAATGAATGATAAAAAATACATTGAAAACTTTAATCACGAGTCTTATGAAAATCGCACAAAGAATTATCTTAACATTAGTGAAGATCGTTTCGTTCAGTATTGCGTTAGTCGTGGCTTTTTGTGTAGGAAGCTTGGTCTTAATGCTGTTGATGATTCTAAATCTTTCGCTGAAAGTATTATTCCTATGTTTGCCAAACTCCCAACACTTATCAAAGCTTTCCCAGACTACTTCGTTTACGCACCTAAAGAAGCACATAAGCAAGAGCAGTTCTTTGTTGAATTAAAAAATGCTACTTGGGAAGGTGGTAAAACTTTAGCTAAAATTAAAGTTAGAGATTTAAAAAGATATATTTATTTTGAACAAGCTTTTACAAACTATCATACTCGCTTTACAATTTGCTTCCCACTAGCCGACAAGGTTTTATTTAAAAGTTGCGATCAAATATTAAAGCTACTACCAAAGTCGCAATTAAAAAGCTTTCCCAATGATGGTATAGAATACTTTGAAGTGCAGTTAAATTAACATTGTAGTATGATTGGCTTGTGTTTATTTACTTAGGTACTTTACCTTTTTATTATATTTCTTAATATACTTTGTGGCAGTCTTTAAGTTTCTTTCCATCTTACCTACTCGGAACTCCCACTTGCTTATTAAGATTTTATACTTCTCTAATTTCTTATTTCTTATTTCATCTTTAGACAAAATAATAACTTTAGATTTTAGAGTTTGATTTAACCAACCTTTATCAATCACAAACTTGCATATTTCTAATTCAAGTTCTGCTTGTTGATAAGAGTGGTCAAACCATCTTTGAGGAAACCTTCTTCTATAAACTTTATGAGATAGAGAATGAATTAACCTTCTCCAACCTTTCCATAAAGTAGTTGGGTCTCCACTTAAACAGATATAAGGTTTAAAAACCCTATAAGCTTTTGGATTCATAGCTGAATGAAATGGTGGTAAAAATTTTTTAGCACCAAATTTTCTTATCAGTATGTTTTTAGCTTTTTCTGCTTCTTGTCTTGTAATGTATGGAATTTTAATATCCTTCCATAAATCATTTACCTCTTGATACTTAGAATCAATTTTATTTCTAAGATCAACAGCTAAGTTGCCTTCAGTTATTAACATAAGTTTCCCTTTTGTTTATAACCAATCATACCCACAATGTTAAAGAGCGTAATTAACTTTTTTTACTTTTTATTATTTAATACTTTAACGATACTTATTAACCCTTAAAGTTATTAAACTTTTTATTTAATAAAAAAATTTAATTAACCTATTATACCACACTCACTTTTTTGAAATGCTCTAGAAGCTAGTAAAATGAAAAAATTAAAAAAACAGCTAAAATATATTATTGATATTAAAACAGAATTTATTTTTAGTTAAGAGAACTGAAAAATTTAGTAAAAAAAATTTTTAGTGAATATTGTTTGAAATATTGTCGTCAAAATCAAACCAGTTACATTTTTCAACTTCGTAATCAACATGAGTGATTCTTAACTTCTTAACGTGCTTTAAGGAAGCTAAAAAAGAAGAACAGTTAGTAAAAGAACCAGTATCAAAGAATTTACAATAAGCTATATCTTCTTTAAAATTATCTCTATTTGTTCTTACAAAACTTATGGAGTATGTAACGTGATAGAAGTTCATTAATAATATATTTCATAAGTTGTAGTTGTTGTCTCCTTTATTTCAAAAGTTTGAGTTACGACTTGTTTATTAGATAATTGAATTGGTGAACAAGACACAAGTAAAAATATTAATAAATATTTCATTTCTTGAAGATGTCTAGGGCGGGCTTAAGCCCGTATATGCTTCCGAAGATACCTACTACAAGCCATTTATAAAATTCAGGAAACTTATTAAATAGTTCAAAGAATAATTCTAATTTTTCTTGTGCTTTAGGGTCGCCTGAAAATAAACTCCAAGATAATACAAGTATGGGTATGCAAATAATTGCTAAAACAATTTCATCTTTAAATGATTTGTCTTGTTCATTATAAACTTCTTTGATGTACTCTACTTCCCCCTTTGCCATTCTATCGTAATAGTTTCTCTCAGCTTGTGATTCTAATAATTCTGATTCACGTCTATTTTTATAAATATCTGAACCAATCTTAAATATAGAGGGTATTAGATTCCACCACATTATTTTTATCTTATTGCTTCAATAGCTGTAACAGTTGCAGTACCAGTCGTTGCCGCAAGACCTAATAAAGCTACTTTTTGTTGATCGCCAATTACGAAGAACGATACTGAACCAGCAGGAAGTAAAGTATCTGCTGTAGTGGCAGTAGGTGTTGTAGCTATTTTCATGTATGCCGCATTTGTTACTGCAATTCTTACAAGTCCGTTAGAAGTTGTAACTGGATTTGTTGTAGCAACTGATGTGTTTGTTAAACTGATTAATTGGCTTGAATATGTTGTGTTGTCTATTTCTTGTATCATGTTCTCTAAATGTTCCTTTTTATAGTGTTTAAACCCTCAAATTACCCCTAAATTTTAATAAGATAGAAGTATTTAAGATAATGCTAGTCTTAAAGCCACAATGCCTTAAAATTAGTTATTTCTTATTATTAAATGTTTCAATTAATAGTTGCAGATATTGTTCGGCTTTCCTAAGATCAAGCAACTGACCTTTTGCAGTTTTATGCTTACGATTATATCTACTTACATATTTAATAACATTACCTTGATACCAATTAAATTGGTTATAGTAAATATATTTAGAAGGTTGGATTGAAAGTGTTTTATAGTGATTTCCACCAACTTGCTTTTTAAATGACTTCATAGACAGTTCTTCCGTTAGCTTTGTATGCTCTTAAATACATCTTACGATTATTTTCTTTGTTGTATGAGATATGAACCCACCCTGAGTTAATTTTATCTTTTTCCCAGAACTCCAATATGACTTGATCGTATTCTAAATTATTAACTACCCAATCTGCAAGTTCTTTATTAGGTACTCCTAATACTTCACAATCAACTGCCATTCCAAGACAATGCTGACTTTTAATTGATGAACCTATTTTAAGACAAAGTTCTGGTGATCTATAACCTGAAGTTATTTTAATGTCGCCAAAATGATTTACAATAGGATTAATAACTTCGTGGATTAATGTTTGTAGATTAATTAATATTTGATCTGTTGGAGTATTATCTATTCCAAGTCTTGTAGCTGTTTCTGAAAACAGTAATTCTTTTAAACTAACTTGCCTATCCATTTGCCTTCTTTGTTAAGTACCATTGGGAATAGTTTAGGTTGTCCATTTATTATCATGGCAGTACCAACTATAAATCTTACTCTAAAATTCTTTGCGTATTGGAACTGTAAGCTAGATTGTTTTGTTAGTGAACCACATTGTAAAGACCAAATCAAATTATCAGGGTTACTAAAATAGTTTATATTAAATTTACTGTGAAAATGAAACTGGGCAACATTTTTGCCATATTGCATAGCAAGTTTTATTCCATCAGCAGTCATACCATGAGTACAAAAACATTCAGAACCATCAGATAATTTTATATTATAATCATCTACCCATTCCCACCCTTTACCTACACCTAAAAATTCATTGTATGATTTTAAATATGCTTTAGGCATACCAGCTTTTAATGCTCGTCTATAAATTAAACTAGAATGGTTTGAATGAAGCAAAATCATTTTAGGAAACATAGCTTCTAGTTCTTTAATATATTTTCTTGAAACAATTAATTCTTTACCAGCAGAATCTAAGTCAGGGTCGTGGTCGTGCATTGACAAAGCGTGTGCATCACATTCATCACCACCATTTAAAACAAAGTCAGGTGAATAAGTTTTATTAAGTAAATCTAAAAAATCAAATGCCTGAGGGTGATGTGCGGGAATATGAAGGTCTGAAATTAAAAGTACCTTTTTATATCTTTTCATGCTTACAACTTAATAGTTGTATTTGTTTTACTTCGCAAGAAATATTGTAATCAACGCCAAAGACAAAGCACCAAGCCCAATCATTATAGACCAGTATAAATTTTGTAATTGTTTTTCTAATTTTGTAAGCTGTGTTGCTAGTATGCGTAACTCTCGCTTCACTCCAGTTATGTGTCCGTTCAAAGCTATGATTTGTTCGTTAGTGGTTCTTGTCATTGTCTTTATCGGTACATTTGCAAGACTTCAAAAGACAACAACTGCCATCAGCTAATCTATAAATGCACATTAAATATTGTGCAATCTGTTTATCAGACAAATATGAATAGATAAAGTCTATTTATTAAAAGTCTTTTGTATATCCGAATAGAAGTCTTTGTAAAACTTCTGAACATCTTTTAAATATGTTTCGTAGTTTTGTTTTAGTTCTTCGTATGTCGGTAGTTTAAATGTAAACATTTTTTCTCCTATTTAGTTTTAGGATAATATAATGGTGCAACGCAATATAATCAAGTCTATTTTAAATGCGACTTAATAGATTCTACAAAGTCATTTATTGTAGGTTCAAATCGCCACCCAAGATAAACTCCTAAGATAGTTCCAATTATGAATAAAGTCATGCAATAGTTATATTTTAGATTTGCAAAAAAAGCAAGATGTCTCAGTCCTTCAAACAAATGGAAGTGGGGTTTTGTCGTTCAGTTCACCTTCGGCAGGTGCTATGGTTTTCCTTGCTGAAACTTCTGCATCAAATGTAGCTTCAGTATCTTTGAATGGATATTTTACTTCTGCTTATGATGTCTATAAAATATTTATTGATGGTATTTATGGTTCTGCACAAACCTATGCCTCTATGACTTTTAATACTACAGGTTCTTATACAGAACAAACTTCTGACTATTATGCCGTAATGAGTACATATACTGATAGTTCTGATAATCCTGCTTCATCTTGGAATTCTGCTTATAATGATTCAAAAATGACATTTAATTATAATTCTACTACTCAAGCACAAGCAGGAGCTAGTGAATTAACAATTTATAATCCAATGAGTACAACTTATCATAAATTTGTAACTGGAAATAGTTCTGGTTATATTAGTAGTTCTGCTGGTTGGTCAAGTTTTTCTGGTGCTTGGAAAAATGCTACAGCAATAACTGGAATAAATTTTAAAAAAAATACTGGAAACTTATATGCAAGAAAAATAAGACTATACGGAATTAAAAATAGTTAGAAATAATATATGGAAAATTTAAAAAAATTAATAGTATCACCAGAATATCCTGAAGGAATTCTTATAGATTTAACTGCAGAAGAAATATCTCAAAAACAAATTGAAGAACAACAATCAGAAGCAGACAGAATTGCTAGAGAAGAAAAGATTGCACAAGAAAAAGCTAGAAAAGAATCAGCTATTGCTAAGTTAAAAGCACTTGGTTTAACTGAAGAAGAAGTTAAGTCTATTCTTTAGGATATTTGGCTTTAACAGCTAAACAATCAGCAATATACTTATCTATTTGTGCTTGATCGCCTTTAACAATACCATCTAAATAATCTTTAAAATCAGGGTATTGGTTTGCTCTATCTATTTTATACTGATTTGGGTTTTCCCAATTATCTACTTGTGTCCAATTAATATCAACTATGTTTCCATTATTATCCCAAGCAGTAATAGTTTCTTTAGTACTTCCATTAATTGATACAACAGAATTATGTATTGCTAGAATTGCTTTATGTAAATTCATTATCCTTTAATCTCCATAGCAGTTATTACAGTTGGTGTGCTTACTCTATTTGCATCTGATGTGCTTTCAGAACCACCTACTGTTGCAGTTCCATCTGTGCTTCTTATTTGAATTTGATAAACAACAGCAGAAGTTGTTGCTGGACTATCTAAAAAAAATGCAACAGTTGCATCTGCTGTTATATTAGCATTTGTTCCTTGTCTAGCACCACCACCAGTCCATGCTCTAATAGAACTTCCTCTACTATCTCCTATTGCACTAGTCAAATCTGCAAAAGAACCAGCACCTATTTTTCTTTGTAATTTATAATATATAAATGTTGGAGTGCCAGTAGTACTGCTTCCAGTATTAGTGTAAAAAAAGAGATGAACTTTATTTGAAGCAGATGATGGTGTAATAGTTACATTTACTCCAGTAACATCTGCAAAACTTGTATTGTCAGTTCTTGTAAAAATATCTGTCTTAGTCGTTGAAACAACCTGAATAACTTGTCCAGCACTCGCCGAAACACCTGCAAAGCTTAAAACCCCACTTCCATTTGTTTGAAGGACTTGTCCTGAAGTTCCGTCTGCACTTGGTAGAGTTAAAGTTAAATTTGATGCGATTGTGTCTGGTGCTTTTATTGCAACATAGTTTGAACCATTATCAGTATCTTCAGGAAGTCTAATTTCAGAACCAGATGTGGCATCACCAGTTACAGCAAATGGAGTGGTAGAGCCACCAGCAGTAGCAAACTCTAAAGCAGTAGCACCAGAATTAACTCTTAATACTTGTAAAGAAGTTCCTATTGAAGTTAATCCAGTTCCACCTCTTGTAGTAGGTACAGCAGAAGAAAATCCAATTACATCAAAATCCCAAGAAGCCGCAGTTGTACCAGAAGC